CTGGTCAGTTCGCTAATCTACCAGGGGGTTTTAAAGCTAAAGGCGTTAGGATGGTCGGGGATAATGACCCAATTGCGCCAGGTGAGTTTAAGGAAGTAGAAGCTACAGGCATGGACTTGTCCAAGTCTATTATTCCTCTACCATTTAAAGAACCTTCGCAGACTTTGTTTAACATGCTGTCTTTTGTAACAGGAGCAGGTCAGAAGTTTGCTGATAGTACGGAGCAGGTTATTGCAGACAGTGGTGGTTACGGTCCTGTTGGGACAACGATGGCTTTGCTTGAGGCTTCAAGTAAATTTTTCTCTGCTATTCACAAAAGATTGCACAAAGCACAAGGCGATGAGTTCAAAGTGTTGGCACGTGTTAATCACGAGTCATTGCCTAGCGAGTATCCTTACGACCTTCCAGGTATTAGTGAGAAAGTATTTAAGACAGACTTTGATGGTCGTGTAGATATTATTCCAGTATCTGACCCGAACATTCCATCTAATGCACAGCGCATGATGCTTATTCAAATGGTGCAGCAGATTGCACAGCAATCAGACCCTGGCATGTTTGACATGGAAGCAATCAACAGAATGCTGTTAACTACTGCTAATGTGCCTGACGTAGATAAACTTATGCCCTTAAAGAAGGATGTAGTTCCTCTTGACCCGATGTCAGATATTATGCAGGTTATGGAGAATAAGCCAATTAAAGCTTTTCCTGGTCAAAACCACGATGCACATGTACAATTTAAAATGTCATTCTTGCAAGACCCTGGAAACCAAGGCAATCCGTTTATGGCACAGATTGGGGCAGCATTACAAGCTAATATTTCTGAACACATGCTTATGAAGTATCAAGAGCAAGTAGAAGGCTTAATGGACAAAGCTATTGAAAATCCACAGGCTGCTGCACAGCTGGCAGAGATGGCTGACCCAGAAGCGTTTGCCCAAGCAATTGCTGCTCAACAGATTGCAGAAACAAATCAAATGATGGCACAGGGCGGTCCTCAAACTCCCGAACAGCAAATGGTACAGCTTGAGGCTCAAAAACTTCAGGTTGAACAAAATAAAACTGCTGCACAAATTGCTAAGTCTCAAGCAGATTCGGCCCTTAAACAACGTGACCTTGACTTAAAAGAACAGAAGATTGTTCTCGATGCACAAAGTCAAGGAATGTCTGAACAAATGAAAGCTTATCAAAAAGAAGAAGACAGAAACTCTAAGCGTGTTCTAAAAGCTATGGATGTTTTGGCTGACCTTTTGAAGGCACAAGAAAATAATGACTTGGAAGAAGCAAAACTTTCTGCTAAACTATTACAAGATGTAATTAAGCAACAAGGCATTGAGTAGTGTTATACGAAGAGTTAGTAAAAGATATACAAAAAGAAATCGAATCTATAAAAAATTCCCTTGCGTATGGAGCCGCTTCGGATTATTCTAGATACTGTGAATCAGTGGGAACAATCGCTGGTTTAGAAAAGGCCATAGGTCTTATTAAAGATTATCTGAATAAATATATCGAAGAGGAGTAAATATGCAAGTTGCATCTAATGCTTTGAAAAATGATGAATGGATTACAGACGAGGACATCGCAGACCCTAACCCACTTCCAGGAATCCCTGGATACCATATCCTTGTTCGTCCAGTATCAGTTAAGTCAGCAACTAAGGGTGGTATCCTTTTGCCTGACTCAACCAAATCGGACATGGCTTACCTTACAACAGTTGGTCGTGTTCTAAAAGTTGGCGACCTAGCTTATAAAGACAAAAAGTTTGCTAACGGTCCTTGGTGTAAAGAAGGTGACTTTGTGTGTTACGGAAAACATACAGGGAACAAATTCTTTTATAAAGGAATAAATCTTTTGCTATTGTTTGATGACGATATCAAGATGGTAGTTGAAGATGCTAAAGACTTAGACCCTACGTTTAATCTAAGTAATTAAAAAAATTCACAGCTACTCTTGTGAATTAAACAATCATACTATATAATAATATACATCGGCGTTACTCGTCTAATTCGCCGCAGACGTTAAACAGGAGAAAATACTATGGCAGAGACTGAATGGTCTACCATCGAAGCAGGTTCACCCCCTGAACAAGAAAAGGTGGAATTTGAAATCGAAGGGCAAGAAGCCGCAGAAGCAGAAGCCCCCGAAGCAGAAGTGGAAACTAAAGCAGAAGAGCCACAAGAGTCTGAAGCAAAAGTAGAAGCAGAAGCACCACAAGAAGAAGCACCACAAGAAGAAGCTACCCCTACAATTGAAGAAGAGCAAGAAAAAGAAACCAAGGGTGTAGAAACATCTGGCGCACAGAAACGTATTCGACAGCTGGTAAAACAGAAAAAAGAACGTGAAGCTGAAATTGAAAATCTTTTGTCACAGCAAAAGGAAATGCAAACGAAGCTTCAACAAAGAGAAGAAGAATATAAAAATCTCTTAAATAATAATGTTGAATCTAACGAGCGTCAAGTGACGGAACGGCTAGAGCTTGCTCGTTCTGCTTACCGTCAGGCCGTAGAAAGCGGCGATGCCGATAACATCTTAAAGGCACAAGAATCTCTTAATACTGCCCAACAAGATAATTATCGACTGACAGAGTTTCGTCAACAGGCAGAGTCTTTTGAGCCTCAAACATTTGAAGGACAACAACAAGCCCAATCTACAGTTGTGTCAGATGCACAACGTAAAGCAACAGACTGGGCAGCAGCAAATGACTGGTTTAATACTGACCGTGTAATGACTGCAGTTGCCCTTGAAATTGACAGTCAGGTTCAAGAAGAAGGCTTTGACCCAGCTGACGATGATTACTATCAAGAAGTTGACCGCCGCATGGCAGAGCAATTTCCTAAAAAGTTTGGAAAAGCTACCAAAGAAGTAGCAACCGAAAACCCCGTAGCGCAGGAAACGTCAACACCTGCTCAAGTGGTTGCAGGAGCTTCGCACACTCCAGCACCCTCATCAAGTAAGAAGGTAAAGCTTTCTCAAGAAGATGTACGCCTTGCAGAAAAATGGGGCATATCACTTGAACAGTATGCAGCCGAAAAGCTAAAAGTCGAAAAGGCAGGGCAAGGCGAGTATACTACCATTAACCGATAGTTGCGAAAGGATATACACTTATGGCACGAAACACCACACGTAGCACCCAGAGTCGTGAACTGGAAACAAGAGAAGTAGAAGAAGACTTTGAATATCGTGAACCGAACCTTCTAGATATTCCTGAATCAGTAACCTCACGGTTTGAAGACCAAGGAATGAAACTTCGTTGGATACGTACAACCCTAAAGGGTGGTGACGATTATACAAATGTTGGCAAACGAATGGCCGAAGGCTGGGAGTTTGTTTCTCTTGAAGAAGTACCTGAACTAGCGCACACATCTGCAATTAAAGATGAAGGTCGATATAAGGGTACTGTATGTCGAGGAGATTTGGCACTTGCTAAATTGCCAATTAAACGTGCAGAAGCTCGACAAAGACACTTTGAAAACGCATCCGCAGAGATGGTTGATGCTGTTAATGCACAGCTTGAAAACTCATCAGACCGCAGAATGCCTATTCAAAATCAAAGCAAAACCAATGTAACCAAGGGTCGCACCCCTTCTTTTGATTAAAAGGGTGGCGAAGTCTGGTTACAAAACTTAGACACTGAAGGAGAAAAATATGTCTACTACTAAAGTCACTGGACTTCAGCCTTCCCGTGTTCGTGGTGCTGCACCAAATAGTAACGGCCTGAACGAATATCCTATTGCTTCAGGTGCTACGGCAATGTACACAGGTACTCCTGTACGCCTTGCTTCTGGTACACTTACACCGTGCGTAACGACAACTGAAGTACCTGTTGGTACTTTCCAAGGTTGCCGCTACGTTGAGGACGGGGAACAAAAATTTAAACCTTACTATTCTGGCGTGTCTGCTTCAGACATCGTTGGCATTGTAAACGACAACCCTAACCAAACTTATGTTGTCGCTGTTAACACTTCTGTTGCTGCTGGTATTGTTGGCCGCAACGTAGAAGCTAGTGCAATTGCTGGTGGCTCTACCTTTACTGGTAAGTCAAATCTAGTTGCTACTACTTCTGCTGGTGGTACGGGTAAAGCTACTAATGGCTTGTTCCGTGTTATCGGAGTTGTTGATGAGCCTGGCAACGCTGTTGGTGACGCATTCCCGAAAGTAGAAATTGCATTTAACTATGATGCTGCTGACTATCAGAATGCCGTTGTTTCAGCCACAGTAACCACAACTAACTAAGGGAGATAAATAATAATGGCTATTAATAGAGCAAGTATTGCAAAAGAGCTTCTCCCTGGCCTCAACGCCGTATTCGGCCTTGAGTATGGGGAAGTTGCTGACGAACATGCACCGCTGTTTGATACTGAAAATTCAGACCGTGCATTTGAAGAAGAAGTTCTCTTCACTGGCTTCGGCACTGCACCTGTAAAAGGTGAAGGCGCTGCCGTATCATATGACGATGCCCAAGAAAGCTACACCTCACGCTATACGCATGAGACGATTGCCCTTGGCTTCGCCGTTACGGAAGAAGCTATGGAGGACAACCTCTATGACACATTCGCTAAACTGCGTGCCAAAGGTTTGGCTCGTGCTATGGCGAACACGAAACAAGTTAAAGCTGCTGATGTTTTCAACAACGGTTTTAACTCTGCCTTTGCAGGTGGTGACGGACAAGCTTTCTTCTCCGCTTCACACCCAACCATTGGCAATGGTAACCAAAGCAATGCCTTGGCTGCTTCTGACCTTTCGGAAGCCGCTTTGGAAACTGCATTGATTGCTGTTTCTAAAACTAAAGATGACCGTGGTATTCTGATTGGCGCACAGGCTGAAAGCCTGCATATCCCGTCAGACCTGGCATTTACTGCTGACCAGATTTTGAACAGCACCTTGTCAACCACGATTGTAAACAATGCTACTAATGTCAACGACATTAACAGCATTCGCAATCAAGGTCTTGTCCCTGGTGGCTTCTACGTGAACCGCCGTTTTACGGACACGAATGGTTACTTCATTAAGACTGATGTTCCGAATGGTGCGAAAATGTTCGTACGTTCGCCGCTTCAGACTAAAATGGAGCCTGACTTTGACACTGGCAACCTGCGCTTTAAGGCTCGTGAGCGTTATGCGTTTGGTTTCAGTGACTGGCGTGGTTTCTACGGAAGCCAAGGTGCTTAATTAAAACACCTATTAGCTAACCTTTGAAGGGGGTGGGACTTGTATCTCACCCCCTTTTTTAGTATAATATAGCTATTGACATTTTTATAGGAGCAACCAATGACTAATATTAGAAGCGCATTTGTTTCTGGAACTGGTACTTTCGTAGATTCGCTTACTAGTGTAACCGTTACTGATACTCGTGTACGTGGCGTACAATGTGTAGGAACAGGAATTGTGGTTATTACTGGTACGTCTGTAGACCCGTTTGGTAATACCAACGGTGGTCGTATTAAGTTCCAAATTAACGGAAACAATTATCAGGATTTCGCAGACAATGGTGTTCGCATGGCAGGCAAAATAATTGTTTCTGCTGCTACTACTATTTCTACGACAATTTATTATGGCTAATTATACTTATCTCGTTACCGACATTATCGAAGCCACTGAAAATGATGGCAGCGAATTTGTTTCGGCTATTCCAAGAATAGTTAACCGTGTTGAAGAACGGCTAACTAAAGCATTGGACGATTATGGTTTGGTAACAACTACAACAGTTACACTATCAGCAGGCAAGAACAGCCTTACGCTTCCTTCGGGAACACGCTATGTAAAGAATCTTCGCATTGAAGATAGTGGAACTAAGATTAATCTGCTACAAAGAACAGATGAGTTTATTTATGACTACTGGCCTGTAAGCGCCAGCACAGGAACTCCAAAGTATTATGCAAAGAAAACAAATACAGATGTTATTGTTGCTCCTACTGCAAGCGCTACTTACAGCGGGGAACTTGTATATGTTGCTAGACCGACCACACTGACTAGTTCAAGCCAAACTAACTACTTCTCTGACTTTTGCTATGATGCCTTGTTTTATGGCTGCATGGTGGAAGCAGGAGACTTTATGAAAAACTTTTCAGTAAGTAATTATTATGAACAGCGTTATCAAAATGCAATTGAATTATTAAGAAATCAAGCTAGACGAACTCGCCGTGATGACATGGAAGCACCTGCTTCTTTATTTGGTGAAAATACAATTAATGGAAATGAATAAAGGGAGCTAACTTAAAATGGAAAAAACAGGTTATCAAAAATACATGGAAAACTTGCGTACTGAACGTGCCAAAAAGAAGGCCGCTAAGTCAGCTTCTCGTGAATCTAAGATGACGGTTGCAGAACTAAAGTCTGTAATTAAAAAGAGTCAAGATACTATTAATAAAGGATTGAGCAAATCAAGCAAGGGAAGCTATATGAGAACTCCTGTTGCAAAAAATGCTCAAGCTCGTTTTGATAGAGCAGCAAAAGAATTAAAAGCACGTGGTGAAATGAAGCCTGCTGCTAAACCTGCTGCTAAACCTGCTGCTAAACCTGCTGCTAAAAAACAAACATTTGGTCAGGCTTTTGCTGCTGCACGTAAAGCAGGTAAAAAACAATTTATGTTTAATGGAAAACCTTATAATACACGGACTAAAGAAGAAGAAACAGCTAGAAAAAAGAAAGAGAGGCTGGCAAAAACTGTAGCTAAGTCTGGCGCTGATTCTCGTAAATTAAGTACCAAAAGAAAACGTAGAGCAGCTGGTAAATATGTTGGCCCTCGTCAAGAAATGGTTGACCGTTTGTCTTCTAAAAAATCTTATGGTGGTGGTATGAAAAAGAAAACGGTTAAACGCCAGGCTGGTGGTGGCATGTCAAGTAAGCCTAGGGGTGTTGGCTGCGCTAAGTCTGGTTATGGAAAGGCAATGAAGTAATGAAAAAAGTACCAGCAAATAATCCAGGTCTTTCAAAGCTTCCTACTAAGGTTCGTAATCGTATGGGTTATAAACAAGAAGGTGGCTCAATGAAAGAGTCTAGTACACGTGGCACACCTGAACAAGCCAAGCGTGCTTATGAATCTGAAAAGGCTCAAATGGAAGACTTTAAAAAGCATATGGATTATATTGAGTCTCAACTTTCTGATAATCGTGGTAGTAAAAAAAAAGTAAATAAAAAAGAAGGCAGCCGTGTCAATGAGGCAGGAAACTACACAAAGCCTGGTATGCGTAAAAAGATTTTTGAAAAAATCAAAGCGGGCGGAAAGGGCGGCAAGCCTGGTCAGTGGTCGGCAAGAAAAGCACAGATGATGGCTAAAGAATATAAAGCAAGAGGTGGAGGCTACAAATCGTAGTATGTTAAATGGCAAAAGCAAAATCTCAAAAGTCTCTCGACAGTTGGACAAAGCAGAAGTGGAGAACTAAGAGTGGCAAGAAGTCGAGTAAGACTGGCGAAAGGTATTTACCAGAGGCGGCTATTGAGGCACTCTCCCCAGCAGAGTATGCGGCAACATCGAGAGCAAAAAGAAAAGGAAGCAAACAGGGAAAGCAATTCGTTAAGCAGCCTAAAGCTATAGCAAAGAAAACTGCAAAGTTTCGCAAGGCAGCAAAAGGCGGTAAAATTTCAGGACATAACAGGTTATACTAATGGCACTGACAGACGCAGAAAAAAATAAACTAAAGAAGCTGGGATTATCTGGTTTGAACAAACCTAAGAGAACTCCCAATCATCCAAGCAAAAAGGCCGTAGTGGCCGTAAGGGGAAATAATGGAAACGTTAAAGTCATTCGGTTTGGCGCTCAAGGAATGGGTCACAACTACAGCCCAGAAGCTCGTAAAAACTTTAAAGCACGGCATGGAAAGAACATTGCTAAAGGCAAGACTTCAGCTGCTTACTGGGCTGATAAAGTCTTTTGGGCAGGTAAGTCAGGCAGTAAAAAGCGTCCTCCTAAAAGTCAAAAACAGACTTTCGGTCTTGGTCGCAAGAACAGAAAACAAACTTAAAGACAATGGCGATAAGTAGGGCAGCGGTCAGTCAACAGATTAGCAAACCTGGAAGAAAGGTAGGTGGTCGCAAAAGAAACTCTACTGGTTCTGTTAGTCCAAGAGGCACAGGCCAGAAAGCTAACCTAAAGACTGGCCGCAACCAATCAGGACATAATAGACTATATTAAAGGAATACTAGATGGCAAAAGGAATGGCACATTATTTTAGAGATGGCTCTAAACATAAAGGAGGCACACATAAAATGTCTGATGGAAAACTGCACAGTGGGGCAAGGCACACCGCATCAAGTAAACCTCTTTATCATTTTGGAGAGCTTTCTAAAACAGCACAAAAGAAAGCAAGGAAAAGGAAAGTGTAAATGGCAACATCAGGTACATATAGTTTCTCAATGGATATTGATGAAGTAATCCAAGAAGCAATGGAAATGATTGGCGGTGAGCCGACACTAGGCGAAGAGCCTCGCTCTGCACGCCGTTCTATAAACTTACTCCTACAAGATTGGCAAAACCGTGGTATCCAGCTTTGGACAATTAATACTACGGCGGTGTCCGTGGCAACAAGTGTCACAGCCTATAGTCTAGACGCACATAACATCGACGTAATTGAGGCAGTGGTTAATAGAGATAACACTGACTTGCAGCTAGAGCGTATTAGCATGGAAGAGTATCTTAAGATTCCACGCAAAGGGCAGACGGGTCGCCCGACACAATACGCAGTACGCAGAGAGCGTGATAACCCTGTTGTGTATTTGTGGCCTGTACCCGAAAACAATACAGACAAAGTTAAGTTTGAAACTGTAAAATATTTTCAAGATGTCTCACGGTCCTCACAGACTGCAGACATCTCTCGCCGTTTTTATCCCTGCCTTACTGCAGGTACGGCATACTTTATGTCCATGAAGCGACCAGGTGTTGATATGGGCAGAATCCAAATGTTAAAGACGGAGTATGAAGAAAGGCTGGTGCGAGCGCAAGAGGAAGATAAAGAACGTGCAAGCTTATATCTTACGCCCCGCCTGAACTATAAGTAATGGGAGCAACTAAATCATTAGGACTCTGTGATATCTGTGGCTTTCGGTATCCCTTGCGGGAACTAAAAAAGAATAGTTATGGTATGATGGTTTGCAACATGGATTACGAAGGAAAGTATGACCAACACAATCATCCCCAAAACAGAATAGCTAGAGTAACCGATGACGAAAACATTAGGGATGCTAGACCACAACGACCCTCTCTTGTTTCTGCAGTAGCGGTGTCGGCGTGGCTACCAAGTTTGTAAATGGCACGAGGTAAGCATGTTAAAGCAGAATGTGATGTATGTGGTTTTTCTTATCCTCGCAGTAGGCTTCGAAAGAACAGCTATAACTTGTGGGTCTGCCCCGATGACTGGGATGGGGCATACAATAGAGTAGACCACCCGCAGAATAAAACGCCTGATATGCGAGACAGAAGTAACTTCGTAATGAATGCACGACCTGACCCTAACATTGATAGGAACATAAACTGGGAAGATGCCACTGAACGACACACGATTATTTATCAGTGGGAACTATTAGATAAGAATTGGAATACAGTATAGATGTCAGACTTAACAGGTAAAAAAATTGCAAATACCTATAAGGATTTATTGCAGATTAATTCTAGTGCATCTAATAGTGGTATAGACGAAACACTACGCCGTGTTCAAGATGGTGGCGGTAATAGTACAGCTTTAAAGCTTTCTCAAACAGAAGCTGCATTTGTTGGTAATGTAAGTATTAATGGTAACTTAACTGTTCAGGGTACTTTTCAACCAAACTCATTAACTACTAATAGTATAAATGTATCAACACTTAGCGCAACAAACATCACAACAAATACATTAACTGCAGAAACTCTTACATTCCAAGATGTAAGTGTTAGTAGTTTACGCACTGGTAATTTACATGCTTCAACTGTTAGTGCAGGTACAGTAAGCGCAACTACTGTTGCTGCTACTAATATTACATTGGCAGGTGAACCAGTAGCTACATCGGCAGGCTTAGCAACAGTTAGTTCGACTATGGCTACTAGTATTGCTAATGTATCGGCAGCACTGGAGACTCGTATTGCAGGTGTAAGCTCTACCTTTGCTTCAACCTCTGCGACTTTGGAAAGTCATATTAACACGGTTTCGGCAGCTTTGTCAAGTACTAATTCAGCTATTACTTCAATTAATAATGTTGTAAGCGCAATTAATTCTGTAGTTGCAGATGTAAATGCTTCTGCTATTGCTGCCAATGCTTCTGCTATTGCCGTAGCCAATACCTCTATTGCGGCTAATGCTTCTGCAGTTGTTGCATTATCGGCTACACTTGAAGCCCGTATTGCAGGAGTGTCTAGCACATTTGCAACAACTTCAGCTACACTTGAAGCTCGTATTGCAGGGGTATCTAGTACCTTTGCTGCTACGTCTGCTACACTAGAGACACGGATTGCTACAGTATCTAACACTTTAGCAACAAGCATTGCAAGTGTATCCACAGCTTTACAAACAAAGATAACAACAAACACTAATGCTATTACATCTATTAACAATGTAGTTAGCGCAATTAATTCAGTTGTTAATGATGTTAATGCTTCTGCTATTGCCGCTAATGCTCTAGCAATTGCTTTGGCTAATACTTCAATTGCCGCTAATGCTTCTACCATTGCAATTAACCTGGCAGCCATTACATCTGTAAATACACTAGCTGTAAATAATGCGTCTGTTATTGCGGCAGTGTCAGCTTTAACATCTGTTAATGCTGTAAACATTGCAGATGTTTCAGCTTTAACTAAAACAAATCTAGATGCTATTACCTCTATTAATGCTATAGCTTATGCAAGTGTAGGAACTTCTGGTACACTAGAAACTAGAATTGCCGGTGTATCAGTTCTTACTAAAACAAATAAAGATGCCGTAACCTCTATTAATGCTATCTTAGGAGATGGCAGTGCATATGCAAGTGCTGGAACATCAGCTACCCTAGAAACTCGTATAGCCGCAGTGTCAGCTTTAACATCTGTTAATACTGTAAACATTGCAGATGTTTCAGCTTTAACTAAAACAAATCTAGATGCTATTGCTTCTATTAATGCTATAGCTTATGCAAGTGTAGGAACTTCTGGTACACTAGAAACTAGAATTAATGCAGTATCAGTTTTAACTAAAACAAACAAAGACGCTATTACTTCTATTAATAGCATAGCTTATGCAAGTGTAGGAACTTCTGGTACACTAGAAACTAGAATTGCTGGTGTATCAGTTCTTACTAAAACAAATCTAGATGCTATTACTTCTATTAATGCTATAGCTTATGCAAGTGCTGGAACATCGGCTACACTTCAAACTAAAATTAATACGTTGTCAGCAACAATGGCAACGTCTATTGATAATAGCAACACTGCTATTGGAACATTGTCAGCAACAATGGCTACATCTATTGGTAATAGTAATACTGCCATTGCTACACTGTCAGCAACAATGGCAACGTCTATTAACAATAGAACAGCAGCTATCACATCTGTTAACACTCGTATTAATGCGGTATCAGTTTTAGCTGCAAATGTTTCAAGCACAATGGCAACGTCTATTGGTAATAGTAATACTGCCATTGCTACACTGTCAGCAACAATGGCAACGTCTATTAACAATAGAACAGCAGCTATTACATCTGTTAACACTCGTATTAATGCGGTATCAGTTTTAGCTGCAAATGTTTCAAGCACAATGGCAACGTCTATTGATAATAGCAACACTGCTATTGCTACACTGTCAGCAACAATGGCTACATCTATTAATAATAGAACAGCGGCCATTACATCTGTTAACACTCGTATTAATGCGGTGTCAGTTCTTACTAAAACAAATTTAGATTCAGTTACATCTATTAATAATGTTGTAAGCGCCTTAAACTCTGTGGTTGCAGATGTTAACGCCTCTGCTATTGCTGCTAATGCTCTAGCAATTGCTTTGGCTAATACCTCTATTGCAGCTAATGCCTCTACCATTGCAATTAACCTGGCGGCTATTACCTCTGTAAATACTATTGCAGTTAATAATGTTTCTGCTATTGCTGTGGTGTCAGCTTTAACTAAAACAAATCTAGATGCTATTACATCTGTTAACACTCGTATTAATAGTGTTTCAAGTACGCTGGCTACGAGTATTAATAATAGCAACCTTCATATTGCTACAGTATCAGTTTTAACTAAAACAAATAAAGATTCTATTACATCTGTTAATAGCCGTATTGCTACAGTATCAGCTCTTACCCCAAGTCTTTCAAGCACAATGGCTACGTCTATTAACAATAGTAACACTGCCATTGCTACACTGTCAGCAACAATGGCAACGTCTATTGGCAATAAGGTTTCCAAATCAGGCGACACGATGACAGGCAATCTGTCTTTTGGTGATAACAACATAGCTATTTTAGGTGATGGCTCTGACTTGCAGATTTACCATGATGGAACTAATAGTGCTATTCAAAATGCAACTGGCGAGTTATATTTATATGGCGGTGGCAGCAAAATTAGAATTAGAGCCGTAAATAGTGAAGAAAGTATTGTTGCAAATCAAAATGGTGCTGTAGATTTATATTTTAATGGTGTTCAAAAATTTGAAACTAACTCTGGTGGTGTTGCTGTCGTAGGAACTGTTAGCGCAAATAGAGCAAAAGTATCGGCAGTTGATATTGATTCTGATGTTGCTAATTATAGACAATATGATATGAACTCTGGCTCTGGTGGAGGTGCTTGGCTTCTTGGTAAGATTGAAAATAATGCCGATACTCACGGAGCTGTAGAAGGTAAGCTTTACTTTGCTTATGACTTTGGTACAACTACTGACAGTGCAACTGTTCATTTTAGTTTCGCACAAAACAGTGGAACAGCACGGGGTCATTGGTGGTATGAACACGATGACCAAGACAGCGTAGCAGACCGTGTTTCTATTAAGCTTATTGATGATGGGTCGGGTAACATGTTTGTGTGGGTTGTTGCGGCTGACTTTGCTTATATTGCAGTTGAAACAGTGTGGCGTAATTGCCCCAGTATTACAACTTCTGGATACTTAACAGCTGATACTATTACATCAGGTACAACATTATTTGATACAGCCAACGACCCAACATCCGAAATGCATATAGGCAAATTGTTTGCTCATTCAGACATTAACGTAACTGGTAACGTAACCGCTTCTGCTTTTTATGGTGACGGTAGCAACCTTACAGGCATTACTACCGGAGCAAGTGTAGGGACATCAGCTACACTTCAAACTAAGATTGCAGCTGTAAGCTCTACAATGGCAACGTCTATTAGCAATAGTAATACTGCTATTGCAGCTGTAAGCTCTACAATGGCTACGTCTATTAACAATAGAACAGCGGCCATTACATCTGTTAACACTCGTATTAATGCGGTGTCTGTTTTAGCTGCAAGTGTTTCAAGCACAATGGCAACGTCTATTAACAATAGTAACACTGCTCGTGCAGCTTTGTCAGCGACGATGGCTACGTCTATTAACAATAGTAACACTGCTATTGCAACATTGTCAGCAACAATGGCTACGTCTATTAACAATAGAACAGCCGCTATTACATCTGTTAACACCCGTATTAATGCGGTGTCGGTTTTAGCTGCAAGTGTTTCAAGTACGATGGCTACGTCTATTAACAATAGTAACTCTGCTATTGCAACGTTGTCAGCAACAATGGCTACGTCTATTAACAATAGAACAGCAGCTATCACATCTGTTAACACTCGTATTAATGCGGTATCAGTTTTAGCCGCTAGTGTTTCAAGCACAATGGCAACGTCTATTAACAATAGTAACACTGCCATTGCTACACTGTCAGCAACAATGGCTACGTCTATTGGTAATAAAGTTTCTAAGGCTGGCGACACAATTACAGGCAATCTGTCATTCGGAGACAACAACAAAGCCATCTTCGGTGCTGGCTCTGACTTGCAGATTTATCACAATGGGTCACACTCCTTTATTGAGGACACAGGCACAGGAAGTCTGTATATTAAGGGAGGAGCAAGCGTTAATCTGCGGAGTGACGGTGACGAAGATATGCTTGTCGCTAGTGCGAATGGCGCAGTCACACTCTATTACGACAACTCTGCTAAACTCGCCACTACTGCTGGCGGTATTTCTATTACGGGTATAGTTAGTGCTTCAGGTGATATTGTATCTGGTGGTAATATATCAGGTGTAACAAAATCATTTGATATTGAACACCCGACAAAAGACGGAATGCGCTTACATCATGGCGTTCTTGAAGGACCAGAACATGCTGTATATATTAGAGGTAAGTCTAGTTCATCTGTAATTGAGCTTCCTGATTATTGGGAAGGCTTGGTTCACGAAGATACTATTACAGTTCAGCTAACCCCTGTAGGTATTTATGATAAGTTATATGTTGAAGAAATAAAAGACAACAAAGTTACTGTATATAATAACTCTGAATATTTTTATTTTATTACTGGAGAAAGAAAAGACATCGAAAGATTTGAGGTGGAATATGGCGACTCCTAAGTATAGAACACTTAACATTAGGTTAAGATTAAAAGAAGATAATACTATTGACATAGAGCAGTTTAGCGAGTATAATAGTAGCATCAGCGTTACTAACGATGGTAATGATAAGATTATAAAAATAAATGCTGACATAGAGGAAATGAAAAACAATGGCGAGTTATAGTTCATCACAGAATGGTAACTTTAGCGCAAGCTCAACGTGGGGTGGTAACACTCCTGCGGATGGTGACACCTTAACTATTAACCATACTGTAACTATTGATACTGGTTTATCAACTCCTACTAATGGCTTTGGAGATATTACTGTTGGAAGCGGTGGCATCCTTACAAACGATAATAATACAACACTTCGTATAAATGGTAATCTAAATGCAAATGCTGGAACGATTCATTTCAAAGATAATCTTGAAGTTCAGTTCAATGGAGCAGATGGAGATAACCATGGATTGCAAGTGCAGTCTTCTGCTAATTCAAACTTAATTCTTGAGGGGGATGACCCAGCAGGAACAACGACAACTACTGCAGCAACAGATGGTAATGTTTGTACACACAGTCTAGCAAGTGCCAGTGCGTTTGCTATAGGTGACTGGATTCAGATATATGCATATGATTACACATCAACAGATGAAAATGATGGCATTCGTTTTCAAGACGAAGGCTTTTGGATTCACGATATAGATGGTAATACAGTTTATACTCGTGACTTTGTTGGGCCAGAAGATTCGACTGTAACAAAAGCCAATGGAACATTGCTAATAGTTTCTAATGCAAAGGTGTTTAGAAAAGGACAACAAATTATTTTTGGGACTGGTAGTAATAGAAATATTAGAACAATCAATTCAATAGACTATAGCCGCAACCGAATGATTTTAAATTCAGCTGTTACTGGTAGTGTTGTTGGAGAAACTGTATACAGAGCGATGTCTTTGAAACCGCATGTCAATAATTCTAAGGTTAGAAAGATGGCAGCAAAAGTTTCTACAGAAGCCGCAAGTGGTGCAACTACAATTACACTAAATGGTGTTGGTGGATTGTCTGTAGGTGATAGAATATGGATTGAAAAACGTTCAGAAGCAGACGGAACTACAGATTATACTGACCAAAATTCTGGTTATGATTATGTTATTCAAAGCATTAGTGGTAACACATTGACACTTACGTCTGCTCTAAATTATAAAGTTGTAGAGGGTAGCCTGGTTAGTTTACTTTCAAGAGGCTTAAGATTTACTACTGTTGCTACAGACGGTAGTGACTATTATCATCTTTATGTTATTCATAATAGTAGTTATAATCGCTACATTGTTTTGAAGGACGTAGAGTTTCATCTAATTGGTGATACGGACAACAATGTTAGAACAGGTGTTGTTTTAAGAGGGCAGAATAAAATTGGCGATGGTAGTAATCCTGTTACATATACACAAACATTCCCGCAACAAAGTAGAGGTACATGGGTTGAGGGTCTTACTATTCAGCATTATCCTGGTCACGAAAGAGACTGGGGTAGTCTTTGGCTATATGACTGCAGGTCTGCGGTAGCAAGAGGTTGTATATCATTATATGGTGATGATGGTATAGCCACGCACTATGAGCCATTCGCATCTATAATGGGTTGTATTTCTGCAGGTCAAACAAGTTTTGCTTTTAGAATGGAAGGGTCAACAGAAATGTTTGACTTTAGCTATTGTTATGCTAGTAGATGTAATAATAGAAATAGAATATTTGCATACGAAGAAGGTATTGGTGGAGCACTGCATAACATTATTTCCGATGCAAACCATTATGGAGGCCTTGGTTGGTATATGCCACATCCAGGAAGTGTTTGGAGATGTAAGTTTACTGGCATGAGATATGGTCTAACTGTTGATGGTCCTGCACAACTGAATGCAGGTATGATGGATTCTTTCTTTTCAAATTTAAGTGGACACCCCTCGCCTGATAAAAAAACTGGAACATCACAGGCAGGCGAATCTAGAATGGGACAAGCATTTCATGGTGGTACTAGTAGGTCAATGATGAGCATTGAACATAACTTTGAATATGATGCTATGAGACTGTATTTGTTTAATCAAGAAGTTGTTTGGGATACTTCTGAAAATGCTTGGTATGTTACTCGAAGACATGATAGCAGTTCTTATCCTATGTTTGGTGAAACTATCTATATTCCAGCTGGGGCAACAGCCAGAATTACTTGTCAAGTAAAAGGTGTAAGTGGATTTAGCGGGACTAGACCTTATTTATTGGCACACGATACTAGGTCTGCGCACGAAGAAAATGCCTTAGAGTTTAGTGCTACAACAAATCGACCCTTACGGGGAAAAAGAGTTAATGCACAATATTCATCCGCTTTTGATAGTGCTTACGAAGAAAAACAAATTACTATTGAGCCAGAAAGTTATAGTAGATATTACAAGGTAGGAATTTGGTCAACAAGCAACAATGCAACTGAAGGTTATTATGTAAAAAACTTTAATGTATTTTTAGACAGAGCGCCTGATAATCCTATGTTTAGCATGGGCAATCTTAGTACAGTTAATGCTAGTGGTATTTTAAATATTAAAAATTCTTTTACTCAAAGAAAAAGAAGATTAGGAGGTAGGCTCAAATGAGCGATGATGTTCTTATTACCCCAGCGTCCCGAAAGATTGAATTTAAGGATAGTGGCGGAACTGTAGACGCAAAGATTGAAACTGATGCTAGTGGTAATTTAACTATTACCAATCCTGGCGGTGATATTTCTTTGGGTGATACTACTGCAGATGTTATTATTGGTGATGGTGTAAACAGCGTTGACTTAATTATGGAGGTCAATGGTGAGATACGTGGTACAACAGGTATAACAATTACTCTTGGTGATTCAGGTAGTAATATATCTATGGGTACAGACCTTGGATTAAATAGTAATGATATTACTGGTACAGGTAATATTGATATTACAGGCGGTATTACAGTAACTGGTAATGTTACTGCTGCTGCTTTTTATGGTGATGGTAGTAACCTTACAGGCATTACTGCCGGAGCAAGTGTAGGAACTTCTGCTACACTTCAAACTAAAATTAATACGTTGTCAGCAACAATGGCTACGTCTATTAATAATAGAACGGCAGCTATTACATCTGTTAACACTCGTATTAATGCGGTATCAGTTGTTGCTGCAAATGTTTCAAGCACAATGGCTACGTCTATTAACAATAGTAACACTGCTCGTGCAACATTGTCAGCAACAATAGCTACTTCAATTTCAAACGCAAATGCTGCGGCTGTAGCTTTTGCCATTGCATTAGGCTAACTTTTAGGATATAATATTACTATGGCTAATTCATTTAAATTATCAACCGCTTCATCTGTAGGCACAGCAGAAGTATCTGTTTATGCTTGCCCAGCAAGTACATCAGCAACAATCATTGGCTTAACAGTTGCAAATATTATTACAAGTCAAATTACTGTTGATGTTAAAATTAATGATGGAGGCGCATCTAAAATTCATTTAGTGAAAGACGCACCAATTCCTCCAGGAAGTTCTTTAGTTGTTGTGGGTGGAAATCAAAAGGTAGTGTTAGAACCAAATGATGTTGTAATTGTGCAGTCTGATACTGCCTCTTCTGCTGATGTTACACTAAGCCGCTTAGAGGTTACCTAATGTCTTATTTAGGAGTGGAGCCTGCCTTTGCTGGAAACAGAAATCTTATAGATACTTTTACTGGTGATGGCGGCAGTCCAACAGTAAATGCCTATATAAAATATGAAAATGGTTTTATTATACAATGGGGCTTTGCTGTGTTAAGCACAGGCTCAACTACATTAACTTGGCCTGTAACCTTTCCTACTAGTTGTTTTCGAGCAGTAGGATTTAAAACACCAGCATCTAATCAAACAGGTAAAATTTGTAGTAATACAGAACCATCAGCATCTAACTGGACAAATATAGATGTAGCAACAGATGGAACATATAATTGGATAGCAGTAGGAAATTAAAATGTCATACATAGGTTCGGATACAAAATCAAGTCTTGTAGACCCAGGAACTCTTTTTCCTGCTTTTTCTGGTGCTACCTCTGGATATATTAAATTTGCTAATGGTTTTATTTTTCAGTGGGGAAAAGCTTCGTTGACTAGCTCATCGGGTCAAAGCATTACTTGGCCTGTAGCATTTCCAACTGCTTGCTTTAGGGCAATGGGGCATAGAACAGACGGAACAAATCAAACAGCTAACATATGTGGAACTAGTGACCCAGGAGCAACAAGCTGGACTAATATAGATACGGCAGCAACTGGTTCGTATTCTTGGTTTGCGGTAGGAATTTAAAATGAGTATATTTGCACACATAGACGAAAATAATATTCTTAAGGGTTACTACACTAAAGAAATTCATAGGACTATTCCAGAGCCTAATATAGAATTAACTATAGACCAATGGCAGAACGCACTTAATAATAATCATAATAAAATTAATAGTGATGGAACATCTGAAAGCATTGATGTTCGAACAACAGAACAAAAAGCATATAGCATTAGAAAGAAAAGAAATAATATTTTAATGGAAGATGTTGACCCTTTTGTTACTAACCCATTACGCTGGGCTGGATTAAGCTCATCACAACAAACAGAGGTAGAAACATATAGACAAAATCTTTTAGATGTTCCTAGTCAATCTTCTTTTCCTGAATCTGTTACATGGCCAACAAAACCAGATGTTTTAAACGGATAGTTAAATGTCTTACATAGGAGAAACAACTACAAATAGTAAGGCTGCAAGCTTTACAACTGATGCGGATGTATTAACTACAGCAACTACATTTATTACAATTAACAATTGGAACGAGGATTTTTCTTCTAGCTTGTGTACATATACATCTTCTAGTGGTATATTTACAATAAACGAAAAAGGAGATTACAAAATTGATTCTCTTTTATCTTTTAATGCTGATAGTGGTCTTCGTTTAGGTGTAGAAGTAGAATACACAAAGAATACATCTATTACTGAATGGGCTATAAAGGGCGGTTATATTAGAAATAATTCTGGTGCGCAAGAAACACAGACTAGGCTATCAAGAATTAGTTCATTAGAAAAAGGAGATACTATACAGCTTCGTGTAAGACGTACAACCTCTGCAACTGACTCAAATACACTTAAAGCATTAAGTGGACAATGTAATTTAGCATTTATAAAATTAGAAGCGGGTTAATATAAAATGTCATATATAGGGTCTAATCCTGGAAGGTCTTTAAGATTTGCTAGTTATAGTGATACTACTGGCGGAACTAGTTGTAACTCTTCAAGCGACACTAAATTAAGTATTTGGTCTGAAGATTTTGCTGATGACATATACAGCCTGTCTTCGGGTACGGTTACTGTTGGTCAACCTGGTTTATATGAAATACATATATCATTAACAATAACAGGAACAACATCTAACTATAGATACCAGCCTTGGATTACACTCAAGAAAAACGGGACAGAGATAGGTGCATTTTATGGGGGACACATTAGGGCAAGTACGCAGCAACAAAATTACTTTATGAATGCTTCGTATAGTAGATTATATCAACTTGAAGAAGACGATGAGATTGAGGTTTTTATTAGAAGAATAAGCACTGTATCTGGTAATGCAACTACAGTAGCTAATATGTGTAACCTCCATTTTATACAGCTGCAAAAGACGGTTATTTAATTATGTCATATATAGGAAGAACGCCTTCTACAGATGTTAAAGCAGCAAGCTTTTATTACACTGCGTTTACGGTTGTTGATTCAACATCTTTTATTACGCTTGATTCGTGGAAGTTAGATTTTGGACATGATATTTATAGTGTTTCTTCTGGAGTAGTTACAGTTTCTGAATCAGGATTATATGAAATTAATACTTCCCTAGGAATCCAAGATAATGCTGGAACGACCAACTATAGATATACATGTGAATTAGAATTTTTAAAAAACGGTACAACAAGAATTGCAGCAACCTCAACTGGTTATCTTAGAAGAAGAGATGGTAATAATTATATTGCACCTACCCTGAAAAAAACAGTCGAGTTAAATGCAAATGATACTGTAGAGGTTCGAATAAAAAGACTTAATTCTGTGTCTGGTGGTGCTTTTATGGTTACTACTCCGTCAAGAAATAACTTTGATTTTGTAAAATTAGAAAGAACTTTGTAGTGTATTGCCTGACAAAGGGTTTTATTGTATAATACAGAGATAACTATTAGCTAGGAAAGATATGGATACAGATAAAACATTGGTTGATATTAGTGCGCTTGGTGTAACCGCAGGTGCTTTTTTTCAGGTGCTTCCTAGCATAACTGCTTTGGCCTCATTGATTTGGGTTTGCATTAGAATTTATGAAACAGAAACAGTAAAAAAACTGTTGGGTAAACAATAGGAATTAAGATATGGCTTCTTCATATACATCAAGAATTAGATTAGAAAAGCAAGGTGACGGTGAAAACGCTAACACATGGGGGTTGCGATTAAATGAAAATACTATTGACATAGTTGACGAGGCGGTTGCTGGTTATGAAACTATAAGTGTTGATGGTCTAACATCTGCAACCCTTACTGCTAACAACGGAACTGCTGACCAATCAAGAAACATGGCATTAAGATTTACGGGAGCTTTGACTGCTGATTGTACAGTTGTTGCCCCTGCTTCTGAAAAAGTTTACTTTGTTAACAATGAAACAACAGGCGATAAAAACATTGTATTAAAATCTGGAACAACTTCTGAAACTATTTATCCAAGCACTCCAGCATTAGTTGCTTTTGATGGAACAAACTCTGTAAAGCTTGATGGCTTTGCTCCTGAAACCTCTATGCTTTTTTATCAAGCAGCGGCACCTATTGGATGGACAAAGCAAACTATTAATGATAAAGCTTTAAGAGTAGTAAGTGGGTCCGGTGGAAGCACAGCAGGCACTACAGCATTTAGTTCTGTTTTTGCGGCAAGAACTCCAGCTGGTACTATGTCTGGTTCTACAGCAGGACACGCTATAACACAAGGTCAACTGCCATCACACTTTCACTATCAGTTTGTTAATAACGCAAGCGGTAGTGGAACTGTAGGAGCTAGTACTTTTTCAGCAGTAAAAACTGCAGGTGGTGGCTTTGATAATGAATATGATATTCAAAGACCAACCTCTGCAGCAAGTGCCACAGACCCTAATGTGGGCAGGTCAAAAAGTATTGGTGATAATGAAGAACACACCCACGGTGCTGGCACTTTAGCCTTTACTGGGACGGCTATGGATTTTGATGTGCAATATGCAGATGTTATTATTTGTACCAAGGATTACTAAATGAAATTAGAAGTTAAGGATAATTGTCCTTTAAATAATTTTGAACCTTGTAAAAAATTAGATTGCGCTTGGTTTATTGAAATGGCTGGAACTAACCCACAAACAGGGGAGCAGGTAAATGAGTGGGGATGCAGCATGGCTATACTCCCTATGCTTATGATTGAAAATGCTAGACAGTCTTCCCATACGGGAGCAGCGGTTGAAAGTTTTAGAAATATAATGGTTGAGCAGCAAAAAGAATTATTGTCAATGGCTAACTCTGGAGAGGTTGAAACAAAACTTATTAAATAGATATGGCTTCTACAGATACACAATTTTTAAGTTTAACTTTTGTCCCTGGTTTTCACAGGGAGTCAACCAAGTATGCCGAAGAGGGTAAATGGTTTGATGGAAACCGTGTTCGTTTCCGTGAAGGTAAACCAGAAAATTTACGTGGATATGAAAAGTTTTCTACTGATACTATATCTGGTATTCCTCGTGACATTCTTACTTGGACAGATAATAACACACGTAAGTATGTAGCTTATGGTACTAATACGCAGCTATATGTAGTACAAAACGAATCTAGAACTGACTCTACGCCTGTTGCTACAACAACTAGTGTATCTAATAACTTTGATACTTCTGCTGGTACACCAAGAATAAAAATAAATTTAGGCTATACACCAAGTCAAAATGTTAGCGTTGGAGATAGAATTGAATTTACCAGTGTAGATACTTTTTCGGGAACAAGTGTTAACGGAACCTTTGCAATTACGTCCGTTAGCGCACAGGATGCTTTTTTTATTAATGCAAACCAAAGTGCTACATCTAATTCTACAGGAGTGGGTGGAACTAATGGAAGAATAAATCTTTTAATACCAAATGAAAGTTCTGATGCTATCCAAGGATTAGGTTATGGTGCAGGTGTATATAATGCAGGCGTAAGCACCACAGGAGAACGAGCCTGGAATGTTCCCGCCTCCTCTTCTGATATTGTTTTTCAAGGCACTCAATGGACGTTTGATTCTTATGGAGAAGACTTACTAGCCTTACGCCGTAAAAGTCAAATTGCATATTTAGATGTTTCTGAAAATAATTATACTGTTGCTCGTGCAAGTATTGTAGGAACTGCACCATACGCAAATAGCTTTATTGTGTCACCTAATGACGGTCATGTTGTTTGCTATGGTGCTTCTACTACTGCAACAGACCCTACAATTATTCCAATGCGTGTCTCTTGGTCTGACCAAAATAACTTTAGGATTTGGATACCTAGCGCAACAAATACTGCAGGCTTTGTTAATTTGACTGAAGGGTCGAGAATTATTGGCGCAGTGCGTTCTCGTAATACAATTAATATTTGGACTGATAAGGCCATGTATATCCAAGAGTTCGTAGGAACTCCTTTTATATTTAGGTTTACGCAAGTGGGTTCTAATTGTGGTATGATTGCACCGCACGCAGCTGTTGATATTGATGGCGTATCTTATTGGATGGGCGATAATAATTTCTATATGTATGATGGCCGTGTTAATACTATGCCCTGCACAATACGCCGACATCTTTTTGATAGTTTTAACATGACTCAAAAAGATAAAGTATATGCGGGAATTAATAGTGAGTTTAAAGAAATTATTTGGCTATATCCAAGCAACGATAGTGTAGAGCCTAATTCTTATGTAATTTATAATTATGAAGAACAAACGTGGGTCTATGGTAAGCTGTTTGAAAATGGGATTACAACTACGTTTGCAGACCGTAATGTATATGATACTACTATTTTAACTGGACGTACATCTGCAACGGGCGATATGCTAGTATGGGATAACGAGCCTGATAATATTTATACAGGTGATGGTCAGGCACTTACGTCATTTGTTGAATCTGCAGAGTTTGACCTTGATGAGGGTAAGCAGTTAATGTTTGCAGATAAACTTATTCCTGACTATACCTTTAGTGCAGGAGAACAGATTAAGTTTTCTATTAAGACACGTAGGTATCCATCGGATGACTTCCAAGAGAAGGGTCCGTTTATTATTGATGCTAATACGCAAAAGGTGAACATGCGTGCTAGAGGTAGACAGTCTGTTGTTCGTGTATCTGCAGATGCTGCAGGTCAGTGGCGTTGGGGTTCTGTAAGATTAGCTGTTCAGCCTGACGGTGAAAGATAATGGCTAACTTTCCAAAGTATCCTATAGGTAAGCCAACCACTGCTGATGAACTGCATTCAGATTTAACTCGCTGGGCTAATGAGCTTACACGTGAGCTAGATACTGAAAGCTTGCGGCAGGACAGTACACCGTCAACAAAAATATATACGGTAGTTACAATTACTGATATTGGTAGACCACAGCAGGGCGATGTTGCCTATGCTATTAGTGTGGGTAAGTTTAAAGGGTACACAACTACGGCTGCTGGGTGGGTAGATTTCCACTAGTTGTCTGGTATATTTGATATAAATAGGGTATAATATTACAATGTATGAAGGTCTTGCAAACATATTACAGCTAAAAGGAATGGGTATGACAGAGGATGCCACAGGCTTTCAGCGTGCTTTTCGTTTGGCCGATATGATTCCAGTAGTAGCTGCACAAGCTATGCCTAAACAATCCATGCGTCCGGCTCCTATGCCGCCGCAAATGTCTGCCCCCGTATATCGTAATGAGGGCGGTCTTGTCGAAGGCGGCAAAGTAGACGGTGATGACTATGTAATTGATGCCTATACTGTATCTGCTCTTGGCAATGGCTCATCTGATGCAGGCGGTAAACTTCTTGACCAATCCCTACCTCAAGTAGAAAATACTGACGGAAGTAAAACTGGTATGGTTCAGGAAGAGATTGGTGATGGTATGTCTGACAATGTGTCGTATGATGTGGCTAATGGTGGTGACATTACAGAAGCACGTATTAGTCAAGATGAATATATTGTAGACGCAAATCAAGTTAGAGAAATTGGTGATGGTGATGCAGATGAAGGTGCAGCACGTCTCGACAAAATTAGAGAAGAAATAAGACAACAAGCATACGGCACTACAAAACAACCTAAAGAAATTAGTGCAGCAAAAACACTACGTGAATTAATGAGGACATAATTATGGAACGCTTTGAAGATTTAATGGGTATAACGCACGATACTGGCGATGCTTTCCTAGATAAAAAGTTAAATCAAAACACTGCATATATAGGGCTTGCTGCAATTGCAGCTGGTGTTGGTGCAGGTGCTGCAATATTAGGTAAAAAGTCTAAAGTAAAAGAATATGGCGGTGATTTTGCTAAAGGTATTCGTCCGTATGTTGAACCAGCTCTTGAAGATTTACAGGGTGCATATGAGCAAGGACCACGAGTTTATGAGGGAGAAAGGGTAGCTGGATTTACAGACCCGCAACTTGCCGCACAAGCTTCCTTGCTTGGATTATCAACTGCACAGCCTGATTATTATAAGACTGCGTTAGGTGGCCTTGAAGAAGCAATAGGTATGCAGCGTCAAGCAGCGCAGGGAATTACTGCTGAAGAAATTGCTACTCAAAGACAACTTCTTGAGCCTATGGGAGAGGCACAGCGTCTAGCACAACGTCAGGCATTTGAAGGCGCTTTGAGAGATATTGGTGTTGGTGCGGGTGGCGCAGGTGTCGGCGCTCTTGAAGGCGGAAGGGCAGATATTTTACGTGGTGGTGCAGCAGGTGAGCTTGCGCTTGGTATGGCAGGTATTGAGGGTCAGCTACAGCGACAAGCATTACAACAAGCAGAAGCAGACCGTGCCAGACAGGCATCAGGTGCGGCTGGAT